ATGGTCGTGCCACCCCGCCCGTGGCAGACCTTTAGTACTGGCTGTTATCACGACGATGCGCTGGCCGCTCAGGTAGACCTGATCCGCTTTGCATCCCCGTGGCAGCGTGAAACCTGCGTTGAAAGTTGTGATATCTTAAACCCACCGGAGTTCTTAAAGGCTGTAAATTACATCCAAGAGACGCCCTATAAAATCAATAGGGATCTGCTGGAGGCTGTCGAGCACTTTTGGGTCAATGGTATCAAGATTGGTAAGTTTCCAACGCAGACGAAGCTCGAGAGGCCAGACCGGCCTGACCATTGGGAAAGCCTAGAAGACACCGAAAGAAAAGGCTGGCGCATATCTGCACGAGATATCATAGCAAAGAACCGTGAAATAGACGGACACCGAGCTGTCATGGCTCAGGATATGCGTACCGCAAAAGAGATGGCTACTTATGACAAGTTCTATCTCCCAAGTAACTTTGACTTTCGTGGTCGCGTTTATCCTATACCCAACTTCAGTCCCCACAGAGACGATCACATCAAGTCGCTATTTCTGCTAGCTAACGTGCGCCCGATCACGCACAAGGGTGCTTACTGGTTGAAAATACACCTCGCCAACGTGGGTGACTTTGAAAAGGTCAGCAAGCGCAGCTTCGATGACAGGGTGCAGTGGGTAGACGACAACCACGACACCTTGATGACAATTGCTAGCGACTGGAAAGCTAACATTGATTTGTGGTCAGGCGCAGACAAGCCATTTCAATTCCTGGCTGCAGTGCTGGAATATGCTCGCTACATTGAGACGGGCCCAGGTTACATGTGTGGTCTCCCGACCGCGCTAGACGGTACTAATTCAGGTGTTCAGCATTTTAGTGCGCTAGGCCTTAATGTAGCTGATGCTGAGTTAGTGAACCTGGTACCAGGGCCAAAGCCTATGGATATTTACCAGCGTGTCGCCGATCAGGTAATTAAGAATATTAAATCTGAAGGTGAGAGCGAAGAAGCTAATCAGTGGCTAGACTTCGGCATAGATCGCAGTGTCGTGAAGCGTAACGTGATGACCTATGGTTACTCCAGTAAACAGTTTGGGTTTCAAGAGCAACTGATTGAGGACTTGATGAACCCAATCAGTGATAAGCTTTTGAAAGGCGATTTGACTGTCCATCCGTTTGGTGAAGATCGGGGCCATAAAGCAGCTTCATTCTTAGCTAGGCACAATTGGAATGCTGTAACGACAGTCATTAGCAGTGCCGCTGATGGTATGCGGTTCTTTCAGCAGCTCGCAGATAGTGCAGCTCAAGAGGGTTACCACATGACTTGGTTTACACCAGTCGGCTTCCCAGCCGGTCAATATTATCCGAAGCGCGAGATAAAAAAGATCAAGGTCTACTTGCATGATCGCGAGGCCTCGGTGCAACGCCGAACCCAAATTACACTGAGAAACAACAAGAGAGGCACTGTCGATGTTCGAAAGAGCAAAGCAGCCATCAGCCCGAATGTGATCCACAGTTTGGATTCAGCGCATCTCATCAAAACGGTTACTAAGTGCTTCTCGGAGAAACGTATCAAAGACTTCATGCTTATACACGACAGCTTCGCCACAACACCGGCTCAGCTCCAAGGTATGTATGAGGCAATTCGTGAAGCCTTTGTAGAAATGTATTTGGATAAAGATCTATATCAAAACTTACTTACGCAGGTCATGTCTAAATTAAGTGAAACAGCAACAGCACCGGAGATGCCTGAAAGAGGCAACCTAGATGTCAGTTTAGTTTTACAAAGTAAGTACTGTTTCTCGTAGTTTGCATTATGTCCACCCTATAGAGACAATCTTCTCGAACCGTATCCTCATAATAGTCACCTAAAACTTTAAACAATAATAAGGCCACCGCTATGCATCCACGCGAGCGAGTGCTTAACCGCGCACGTCTTCATCTCGAACGAGGTGAACTGCTACCACTGGACCTCCTTGTCGCTCTCGACGAGCTCGGTCTTTCACTGGTCAATTTCGACCACCACCCACCAATAGATGTAACCAAGGAGATATCTAGTCATGACCAAGAACACCTATCAAGTTCTTACAACCCCGATTGGCCGAGCTAAGTACGTTTGGCTAAACAAGCCTGATACCAAGTTTGGCCAAGAGAAATACAAGACCCAGCTTGTTATGGATGCCGAGGAAGCTAAGCCAATCATCAAAGCTCTGCAGTCTGCTGCCGTAGCGGAGTTTGGCGACAAGGCCTCTGAAGCGAAGCTTGGGTTTACGACTGACGTAGACACTGGCGAAATCGATTTGAAAACGGCTACTAAATACGAGCCGAAGTTCTTCGACAGCCAAGGCCACCCAATTCCAAATGCATCATTGCCGGAGCTGTTTGGCGGTAGCCGCCTAGCACTTCGTGTGAAGCTTTACCCATATAACGTCAGCGCGGTTAATTATGGCATCACCTGTCAAATCATGGCTGTGCAAATCGTTGAGGCTTTGACCTCGTCGGACAATATGGATGGATCTAGCTTTGATCGCGTTGATGGCGGCTTCGTCGCTCAAGACACAAGCTTTTCTACAGCCGGTGCAACAACACCAGCAGCGGATGACAGCTTCGGTGAAGCTAGTTACCTCGACTAAACCTGTCGTAAACAGGTTCAGGTCTGGCTTAGAAGTGAGAGTAGCGGATCAGTTAGAAGTTCATGGGTTACCGGTCGTCTATGAGACCGACAAAATTAACTTCACTTATCCAGCTCGTAACGCTCGCTACACACCAGACTTTAAAGTGTGCAATGGAGACCGCACTTTTTATGTCGAAACTAAAGGCATCTTTTCTGTAGGTGATCGACAGAAACATCTTCTGATCAAAGAGCAATGCCCAGACATCGAAATTCGATTTGTCTTTAGTCGTTCCAAATCCAAACTTTATAAAGGTAGCCCAACTTCTTACGCCGACTGGTGCGAGAAGCATGGGTTCCTCTACGCCGACAAACTAATCCCAACAGATTGGTTAAGCCCAGGTGGTCAGTCTCCCCAAATGTGACCACCTAGGCCGCAGCAGTGTGCTTCCACAGGGCCCACTGCTCAAGGAGAGCGGGGTGGCTTTTCCTCCCCTAAGCCGCCCCGTGACCTCCACCTTTTCACCCGAGATCAAGGAGACATCTCACATGAACACAATTATGGTTCCAGACACTGGCGAAGACTTCTTTGACAAGGAGCCAAGTCACGCTCTTTACAAAACAGCTTGCACTGCAGACGATTGCATGAGCAGCGATGCAATGACGGTTTATAGTGACGGACATACGCATTGCTATAGCTGTAAGAAAACAGTTCAGCCTCATGAGATAAACGGCGAGGGTGCTCCGGCCTCGAAGCCTCGCCCAAAGGAAGCCAGCGATTTACTGCAAGGCGAATACCTTGGGGTTCGCTCTCGCGGCTTGACGCAAGAGACCGCTCGTAAGTTTGGGTACCGCACTGTTGACTACCGAGGCCAGCAAGCCTGGGCAGCTAACTATAGAGATACTTCCGGCGCGATCGTCGCACAGAAGGTACGCACGAAAGATAAAGACTTTGCCATTCTCGGTACCGGCAAAGGCATGACCTTCTTCGGTCAGCATCTGTGGTCGCGTGGCAAGAAAATCGTAATTACTGAAGGCGAGATCGACTGCATGTCAGTCAGTCAGCTACAGGATCATAAGTGGCCTACAGTGTCGCTTCCCCAGGGCGCAGCATCAGCTCGTCGGTCAATCAAAGACAATTGGGATTACCTCGACGGTTTTGAGGAAGTCATCCTAATGTTTGACATGGATGAAGCCGGTCAGAAAGCAGCCCAAGAAGTGGCAGAGATGCTTCCTGTGGGCAAGGCTAAGATTGCTAGGCTTCCACTCAAAGACCCTAACGAATGCCTCTTAAAGGGCGAGGGTGGCGCGATAATCAATGCTGTATGGCAAGCCCGGGAATACAGACCCGACGGTATTGTGTCGGCAGGTGATTTGCGTGAGCTGGTCACCAAGCCCGAAGTGCAAAGCGACATTGTTTACCCTTTCCCTCAACTAAATGAGATCACCAAAGGCATCCGCCGAGGTGAGCTGGTGACAGTCACGGCTGGGTCAGGGATTGGCAAGACGACCTTGTGTAGTGAGGTCGCAATGCACTTGCATTCAAAGGGTCAACGCATTGGCCTCATAATGCTGGAAGAGAGTAACCAGCGCACGTTAAGAAATCTTATTGGCATCCACCTCAGCAAAAACCTGACTGTGGATCCCGAGGCCGTTTCGACTGAGGAAGTCGAGGGGGCATTTGACGAGCTGTTCGGTAGTTCCGACCGGCCTGTCTATTTGTACGATCACTTCGGCTCGACCGATGTCGATCTCGTCTGTAACCGCATACGCTTCATGGCTAAGGCTCTGGATGTTGACTATGTCATCTTGGATCATATCTCGATCTTGGTGTCAGGGTTAGCAACCGGCGACGAGCGCAAGCTCATTGATATGGCAATGACCAAGCTGCGTACCCTGGTGCAAGAGATTGATATTGGCTTGATCCTTGTGTCGCACTTGCGCCGCCCGGAGGGTGACCGAGGCCATGAAGATGGTGCCAAGGTCAGGTTAGGGCAGCTAAGGGGCAGTCATGCGATTGCCCAGCTTAGTGACATATGTCTGTCGCTTCAGGTTGACCCTGACGATCCGCACAGCAATGTCCGTCACCTATTCGTTCTCAAGAACCGTTTCACGGGCCAGACCGGCCCAGCGGATACGCTTGTCTATGATCAAGACACAGGCCGATTGAAGAGCGAACAATCACCCTTCTGATCAACACAAGGAGTAACCATGTGGCCCCTAAAGACAAAGACACTGTC